AATGGTATTCCAAATGAAGAAGAGAGAAGATTACTTGAACATAAGATTGCACAAAAATTTAGTGGATCTAGTAATGCAGGTAAATTTATATTAGCCTTTAATGATAACAGGGATGCTCAAGCAGAGATAACTCCAGTACAATTATCAGATGCTCATCAGCAGTATCAATTCCTTAGTGAAGAGAGTACAAAGAAGATTATGTTAGCTCATAGAGTGGTTTCTCCAATGCTTTTAGGTATCAAAGATAGTACAGGTTTAGGTAACAATGCAGATGAGATTAAAACTGCTAGTTTGCTTTTTGACAATACTATCATAAGGCCTTTCCAAGAGTTACTTATAGAACACTTTGATAAGTTACTTGCATTTAATAACATAACCTTAAATCTTTATTTCATTACATTACAACCTCTAGAGTTTACAGAAATAGATACAGATGTACAAGATGATGAAACAATAGAAGAAGAAACTGGTATCAAACAAGAAGATCTAAGTAAGCAGCCTGATCTCTCAGATGAACAGGCAGAAGATATACTAGGATCACTTAGAGAGAGTGGTACAGTAATGGATGAAGAGTATGAGTTTGTAGATGAACTAGATGAGGAAAGTGATATAAGCAATGAAGATTGGGCTAATTATCTTATCAAAGAAAAAAAGAGTACACTATCTAAGATAAGAGAGTATGTAGGATTAGAAAGCTCAAGTAATAAAAATGTAGGCAGTTTAAGAAATGGAAGTGCATTTAGTTACTTAGATTCTAAAAATGGCTTATATAAAATTCGTTATAAATATGCTATAGGATCTAGAGCTGCAATGAAGAAGGGTAATAAATCTAGGCCTTTCTGTGAAGAGATGATGAATCTATCAAGAGAAGGTATAGTATGGAGAATAGAAGATATAGATAAAGCTAGTTTTAGAGAAAGAGTAAATGTAGAGTTTAGGCATAAAGGTAAGCCTTATGATATATTTAAGTTTAAAGGTGGGATATATTGTAGGCATAAATGGGTAAGAGTTTTGTATAGATTAAAGCAAGGATCTGAAGAATCAGAAAATTTAGCAGAATATAAGAAAACAAGAACTATCCCTAAGAGTTATATAAAAAATCCTAGAGGTACAAAAGAAAGTGAAAAAGCACCTTTTAATATGAAAGATAAGGGAGCATATCCTAAGTAAGATTATGGCAGTAGCATTATTTATAAAACCTGAAGATGTATTAAGAAATTCAATAATGGATGGCAATATTGATTTGGATAAATATATTCAATTCATAAAGCTATCTCAGCAGATAGACATACAAAACATTACAGGTACTTCGTTATATGATAAGATAAGTACATTGATTACTTCAGGAGATATAAATCTAAGTGATAATGCTAAGTATAAAACATTATTAAATGACTATATAGCTCCTATGTTAATTTGGTATTCGCAAGTAAATATAATTCCATTTATTGCATATCAGATAAGGAATGGAGGTATTTTCAAGCACTCATCAGAAACTGCTGAAACAGTTTCAAAAACAGAGGTAGATTATTTAGTAGAGAAAGCTAGAACAAATGCAGAGTGGTATAAAAGAAGGTTTCAAAGTTATATGGATTTTAATCAAAGTAACTTTCCTGAATTTACAAACAATAGCAATGATCAGATTTCTCCCTCAAATGAAGAAACTTTTAATGGATGGGTATTATGAAATATAAACCAAAAAAAAATAATATAGAGAAGTTAAAAACTTTTTTGAATGAGAAAAAGAATAAAAATATAAAAAATACAAATGGCAAGTTTATTAAACACTAAAATCAGTAATACTTATGTAGGCCTTATCAAAACTCTTGATAATGCAGTAATCAGCTCTTCTCTTAAAGAGTTATCTGATGGATCAGGTAATGCTACAGGTATTCATATAAACAATGCAGGAGATCTAAAAGTAACTAACATATTAGAGTTTGGTAGCTTAAAAGATACAGGGGAAAACATTACTATATCCAAATTTGTGGATGCAGCAGATGGTATAGGATCAAACAATAATGATACAACTATTCCTACTTCAGCAGCAGTTGCAACTTATGTAGCAGCACAAATTACTTTAGAAGATTTAGATTTTAGTGGAGATAGTGGTACAGGATCAGTAGATTTAGATAGCCAAGTATTTGCAGTAGTAGGTACTGCTAACGAAATAGAAACCTCAGCAGGTAGTCAGCAATTACAAATAGGCCTTCCTAATAATGTTACAATAAGTGGCAATTTACAAGTTAATGGACTTTTAAAAGGTAATAATAATATAGTTATAAAAGATACATCTGATAGAACTATGGCTGCTTTTTATGGTGGAGATAAGGTAGAGTTATACTTTAATGATAGTAAGAAGTTTGAAACAACAAGTGGTGGTGTAACTGTTACAGGTGGACTTACTGCAACTGGTGGCTCTGTATTTACAGGTGCTACATTTAGTGGTAACATAGTTTTAGATGATAATTTAGGTGCATCTCCACAAATACAATTTATAAATGGTAATAATGATACAGGAGAAATACTCTTAAACTCAAGTGGTAAATTAGAAATATCAACAGGTGGTACAGATAGATTAATTATAAGTAGTGGAGATACAGAATTTACAGGAGATATAAGTCTGCCTGATGAAGTAAAGTTAAGAGTAGGTTCTAGTAATGACTTAGAAATATATCACGATTCAAATAATTCTTACATACAAGATACAGGTACAGGTGGATTAAGAATTACCTCAGATGTGTTAAGAGTTTTAGATACTACTAATGCAGAGGTAATGATAAAAGCAGAAGCAAATGCAGGAGTAGAACTGTATCACGATAACTCAAAAAAGTTAGAAACTACAAGTGGTGGCATTAATGTTTTAGGTGGTGCTACTTTTTCAGATAATATTACAATGAATGCAAGTACCCTAAATATAATTGGTACTTATCCAAGAATTAATTTAACAGATACAAACAATAATGATGATTTTAGTATTATAAACAATGATGGTAGTTTTGCAATTTTTAATGTAACAGATTCTATATTTTCTTTGTTAATTGACACAACCAATAATGCAGCCTTTGCAGGGGATGTAAGTCTAATAGATAGTAAAAGTATAAAGCTAGGTACAGGCAGTGATTTAGAAATATTTCACGATGGATCAAATTCTTTTATAGAAAATAGTACAGGAATATTTAACATATCACAAAAATTAGATGATGGTGTAATAAAATTTAATTGTGATGATGGAAGTGGTAGTACTACAAGATATATACAAATTGATGGTAGTGTTGAAAAAACATTTTTCTTCAAAAATACAAGACACGAGGATAATGTAAAAGCAGAGTTTGGTAGTTCAGGAGATTTAGAAATATACCACGATGGTAGTAATTCTTATATTCAAGACACAGGTACAGGTGATTTAATAATAACAGGTTCAAGCAATATACAACTGAAGTCAGCTGGTGATGAATTTTATATGATCGCAAATGCAGATGCACAAGTTGCTTTATATTATAATGGTATTAAAAAGTTTGAAACATCAAGTATTGGAGTAGATGTTACAGGTTCTGTTACTACAAATACTGGCTCAGGTTCTGCTATATTAGGAAGTCATTTAGACTTAGGAGATAATCAAAAAGCAAGATTTGGTGCAAGTCAAGACCTACAAATCTATCACAATGGCAGTAATAGTTTTATACAAGATTCAGGTACAGGTGAATTAAGAATACTAGCAAGTACATTAAGTGTTAGAAATTCAGGTGATACTGAGTTAATGATAACAGCTATTGAAGATGGTGCTGTAAATTTATATCACGATAACTCTAAAAAGTTTGAAACTACAAGTACAGGAGTTAGTGTTACAGGGAATGTGGTTGCAAGTGGAGATGGAAGTTTTGCAGGTGGGGATATTACAATAGGTGGTTCTGCTGCAAAAATATCAGGTACAAGTGGTGGGCAAGTAAGTGTCAATTACAATACTACATCAAATCAACCTTTTATATTTTATGGTGGTGGTTCTTCTGAACAATTTAAAGTTACAAACACAGGAGATGTTACAATAGCAGGAAGCACAACAATAGCAGGAGATTTAACAGTCAATGGTACAACTACAACTGTAAATACATCAACACTTGCAGTAGAAGATCCTTTGATCTCATTGGCAAAAGACAATTCAGCTAATTCAGTAGATATTGGTTTTTATGGTAGGTATAATGATGGCTCAAATAGATATTTAGGGTTATTTGCTGATGCTTCTGATTCTAATACTTTCAATTTATTTAAAGGTACAACAACAGAACCTACAACAACAGTAGATACCACAGCTACAGGATATGAAAGAGCTAATTTAAACGTAGGTAATCTTAATACAGTTGGTTCTTTATCTATAACTGCTGATGGCTCAAATGCTGCAACCTTAACAGAAAGTGGTAGTGGAGATTTTACTATTGCTTCTGTTGATGATATGAGATTAACTTCAGGTGGCAATGATATTGTTCTAAGAGGTGCAAGTGCTGCTGAATTTGGAAGATTATCTAATGATAATCAAAATTTTGAAATTAAAAATATTACTTCTAATAAAGATATTAATATTATAGGTAATGATGGGGGTAGTACGATAACTGCATTATCATTAGATATGTCTGAGGGTGGACAAGCAACATTTAATAGAGGTATTAATGCTAGTACATCAACAGCAGGTGGTTGGGGATTGCAACTTAACACCTCAAATGGAGATAATATGCTTATATCTGTAAAAGATACAGGTACAGGGGGTGGTGCTCACGGAAAAATAGCAACATCTGATGGTAATATATTTATAGATTCTTCACACGAAATTCAATTAGATTCAGGTTCAGGTACTTTTAGACTCATTGATGGTGGAACTGAGTTTGCTAAAATATCCGAGAATAGTAATAATCTAAGAATTTTTAGCAGTATTTCAAATGGAGATATTTTATTACAAGGAAATGATGGTGGAACTACAATAACTGCTTTGCAATTAGATATGTCAAATGGGGGAGATGCTACATTTGCAGGTAATATAAATTTTGGTGATAGTCATTTTATAGGAGATGATGGTAATGATAATTTATTATTACAAGGTTCAAGTGGAGAAAGTGTTATTGTAAACTCACAAGTTGCAATTAATTTAAGGACAAACAATGGCACTGATGCTTTGAGTTTAGATAGTTCACAAAACGCAACATTTGCAGGTAACATAGATCTTCCTAGTGCAAAATACATTAGATGGGGAGCAGGAGATGCCCAAATAGAAGAAGGAGCTACAGCAAATTATTCTTTAGATTTTTCTACTTATGATGGTTCAAGTATGACTACAGCATTAACTTTATTAGGTAATAATAATGCAACTTTTGCAGGAACAATTTCTTCTACTGATTTAACTACAGTAAATAAATCTAATTCAGGTGCACAGGGTGGAAGTTTACTTTTAAGAAATGCAGCAGGTGGAGCTGGTGCTCACAATAGAATATATTTTGCACCAACATCAAGTTCTTATACAACTCGTTCTTGTATTATAGAAGGACAAAATGCAGATGGCAATAATAATATGGCTCTCATATTTAAAACAAGTAATGGTGCTGATCCAAATGAAAGGTACAGAATAGATAGTAGTGGCCATACATTTAGATCACACACAGGAAGTGGTCAAGCCTTAGATTTACGTTTACATTCTACTAATACAAGTGGTTTTGGAAGCACTTATGCAGTAAAATCAACTATAAGAAGTGTTGTAGATGATAGCAGTAATGCCCATAATTCTAAATTACAATTTTTTGTAAATAATACAAGTGGTAATCTAACTAATGTTTTTACATTACAAGAATCTAGTGCAACTTTTGGAGGACAAATTAGTGTTACAGGAGATGGTCTTATTTCAGGAGATTTAGGTATAGGAGCAACAGGCATATATACATCAGCTATATCTTTAAATATTGATGGAAGTGGTCTAGCAATCAAAAACAATGTTAATGGTTCAAATAATAATTGGAGCTATATACATAATACTGCTACAAGTAGTTCTTCAAATTTGGTTTTTGCTACAGGAAACTCTTTGACTGCTTTAACTTTAGCACATAATGGAGATGCTACCTTTGATGGAGCAGTAGGTGTTGGTGTAACTGGAGGTTCAAATGCTAAATTAGAAGTTGCATCAACAAGTGGAGAAGTTTTTAGAGCAGATGCAAGTGGTGGTGCTTTTAGAATAGTAGCTAATCAAACAGGCGTAAGTACACAAGGTACTTTTTCTCACAGTAATGGTAACGCAACTTTTGCAAATACTGCACCTTTAACTCCTATAATAAAAGCAAAAAGTAATCAACTTAATGGATATACTTTCTTAGGAGATAATTATGCAAGTGATGAATCACAAGTTACTATAGGTATTCAATATTCAAGTGCAGGGTTAGTTTTAGGACAAGGAGTAAAACCAAGCAATGATACAAATAATAAATATTTATCAACTCAAGATACCTATGCTAATAAGTCATCAGCTCTTGTAATGGCAGGAGGAGATTTTAAATTTAAAAATACATCTACATCTGCAACTACAACTACAAATACTGAGGTTTCTCTAAGTGAGAGAATGAGAATTTCAAATGATGGTAGATTATTTCTTGGAACTGCATTAGGTAATATAGGTGCAGCACAATTAAGCCTACAAACAGATGGAGGCAGGGGCTATGGTTTTAATGATACATCAGGAAATTCAGGAACTAAGGCCAATATATTTCATTCACAGGCTACTGAAGTTGGTTCAATTTCAATTAATTCATCCTCAACTGCTTATAACACTTCATCAGATTATAGGCTAAAAGAAGATTTGAAAGACTTTGCAGGATTAGATATGGTTTCTAAGATCCCTGTATATGATTTCAAATGGAAAGCAGATGATTACAGAGGTTATGGAGTGATGGCTCACGAATTAGAAGAAGTTTTACCTCAAGCAGTTACAGGAGAAAAAGATGCAGAAGATATGCAAGGAGTAGATTATTCTAAAATAGTTCCTTTATTAGTTAAGTCAATACAAGAACTTAAAAAAGAAGTAGATACTTTAAAAAAAGAATGTAAGTGTAATTAATTATATTTGTTAATATTAATTTAAATTTTTTAAAATGAGTAAAATAAAAGAAGAAGAATTAAAACAAATACAAGAACAAGAACAAAAGAAAAATGCTATACTTATTGAGCTAGGTGGTTTAGTAGTAAAAGCATTTTCATTTTCAAATCTATTTGCAGGTGTTCAAAAAGAACAAGAAGATCTTAAAGTAGAAATGGAAAAAGAGTATGGCAAAATCAATATAGATATTAAAGATGGTAGCTATACAGAAATAAAAGAAGATGAAAAAAAAGGAGAAAGTAAATAATAGAATTAGTAAGCATATAAGTTTCAAAGAGGCTACATACTCACAAACTGCTAGTAAATATAAAATAAAAAATGTACCTACAGAGGCTCATTTAAAAAAAATGCAACTATTAGCAGAGAAGTGTTTTGAACCTTTGAGAGAATGGTGTGGCCATCCTATCAAGGTAAATAGTATGTATAGATCTCAAGAACTTTGTGAGGCTATACCTAACTCTAGTAAAACATCTCAGCATACTTGCAATAATGGAGCTGCTATAGATATGACTTCAATGGGAAGTAAATCAAATAGAGAATTATTCTACTGGATAAAGGATAATCTTGATTTTGACCAGTTAATTTGGGAGTTCGGTGGATCTCCTGATAGTGAAGAAGGATCTCCAAGATGGATTCACTTATCTTATGTAAGTAAGAAAGCTAATAGAAACAATGTTCTAGTAGCAAAGTATAAAGGCTCTCAGGCTACTTATTACAAGATGTGAAATACGAAATAGCAATAATTGATAGATCCTATGATGCTTATTGTTTTTTATTTGGAGTGTCAATACATCCTAAAGATGTAAATGATGATTTTTTAGAAATAAATGTACACTTTCTTTTTTTAGTATTACATATAAAGATATATTAGATGCCAATACCAAAACCAAAATCAGGAGAAAAAAGATCAGATTTTATGATAAGATGTGTACCTGAGTTATCTAAATATCATAACAAAGAACAGGCTATTGCAATGTGTTATAAATCTTATGAAGATAAAAAATGAAACAAATATTAGCTAAAATATTCGGAGCAGCAGGTGGAGGTATAGCTGAGAAAATTAGTAACATAGTTGCTAAACATACTTTTAGTAAAGAGGATCAAGCTAGGTTTGAAAAAGAAATGACTGAAGTATTTATATCAGCAGAATCAGAGATGCAAAAAAACATTACTGAAAGATGGTTAGCTGACACTAAATCAGATTCTTGGTTAAGTCGTAATGTAAGACCACTTGTATTAATATTTTTAGTTGTATCTACTGTATTATTAGTATTTATAGATGCAGGTGTAATTCAATTTGAAGTAAAGGCAAACTGGGTAGATTTATTGCAACTTGTTTTGATTACAGTTATTTCAGCTTATTTTGGTGGGCGAAGTATGGAAAAAATTAGAAAAAAATAATGCCAAAAAAAATAATATCTACTTACAGAAAGAGGAAAAGAACCTCACACCCTCACAGCAAAAATGCAAGTAGATTAAAGACATCAAAACAATACAAGAAAAAATATAGAGGTCAAGGAAGATAATATGGAAACATTAAAACACTTATTAGGATTTTGTGGAGAATCACATCCTAACTTATTTACTTTTATATTAATATTTGTTTGTGTATTAACAATTATTAGATATAAAAAACTTTATTTAAAATAATTATATATATTTGCTCAACTGTCGCAAATCAGTTCAAGTTGCTAAACTTCAGGTAATCACTCCTGTTGGATCTTGTAAATAATATTGTTTCTTTTTTTTGGGGGGGATTTTTCTTTTCTTTTTTCTTTTTGTCCTTTTTCTTTTTTCTTTTCTTTGTTTTCAAAATATAAGTTAATAAATCGTTATATTTATAAACATTATGAGTTTTAATACAGATACAATAGATAAAATAGTAGGATATAAAACTATTAAGAGTAGAGATAAAATAGATAGATTACTAGAGATTGAATCTAATTATATAGCTAATAATATAGGATCTAATATAACTAAAACTGAAAAAAACAATATTAGAAAAAATAGTAGATATATATATAAAGCTATCTCAAAAATCAATCAAGAAATAGGTAATAAATTCTTACAAGCTCAGGATAAGTAATGCCTAAAAAACCTAGTAGAAAATATCTAGTTAAAAAATTAGATACCTTATTCTCTTTATATATTAGGTTAAAATCAGCAGATAAATATGGTAATGTTAAATGTTATACTTGTAACACTAAAAGACATTATAAAGATTATATGCAATGTGGCCATTTTATATCAAGAAGGCATTATATAACTAGGTGGAAAGAAACAAATGCTAAACCTCAATGCTATTCCTGTAATGTAGGAAATCAAGGTATGCAATACCAATTTGCTCTAAATCTTAACAAAGAATATGGCTACGATATAGCCCAAGAATTGTTACAGGAAAGTAAACAATCTGTAAAGTTATCAAATGATGACCTAGTTTCGTTAATAAATAGATATAAAGAATTTATTGACTTAATGGATAAATAATTAATTTTGATTAGTTCTGTTCATTTTGTCTTTGGTTTAAAAGAGGGTTAATTAATTTTAATCCTTTTTTTTTGCCCTTGCCTATTGTTTTTCACAAAAAATTTAATATCTTTATGTAAATTATAATTAAACTTTAGATATATGAACAATCCATTTTTAAATCCTGAAGATATAATATCAGGTACAGAATCAGGTTATATTATAGAAAAACCTTATCCTGTTTTAAATTTATATGATAGGTTAAAGCCTAAATATAAAGAAGCTCTTGATAAGCAAGTAGAAAACTGGACATCAGCATCTGCTATTAAAGACAAACTTAAAAACACATTAAGTTATATGGATCTCACTATTCTAGATATAAAGGTTTTATATTCTATGATAGATGTATGGACTTCAGATGTAACTGTAGATGATCTTATATATGGTAATAATATTTTTGAAAAATGAAACATAAAGATTGGCCATACATAAAAGGAGATAAACAAATCATAGCTTTAACAAAGGCTTATGAATACAATAAAAGAGAAGCAGATAAATATAAATCCCTTTGTAAACAGAAGGATGAGAAAATAGAAGAATTAACAATTAAACTAGAAAAACTAAGATATGAATCAGAAATTAAAAACTATTAATATAAAAGGTAAAGAGTATGTAGAAGTAAATGAGAGATTAAAATATTTTAGATCTCATTATCCAAATCATACTTTAACATCAGAAGTTATAGAAAAAACTCCTGATAGTATTCTTATACTTACTACAATAAGGAATGAGAATGGAGTAGCAGTTGCTACTGGACTAGCTGAAGAAATAAAAGGATCTACATTTATAAATAAAACAAGTTATGTAGAGAATTGCGAAACCTCATCTTGGGGTAGAGCTTTAGGTAATTTAGGTATAGGTTTAGATACTTCAGTAGCATCAGCAGAAGAAGTACAAAATGCTATAGCTAATCAAAAAGAGGTTCTTAAATTTGATAGTGATAAATATAGAAAGATAGCTGAGAAGTTAAAACAAAATGAAATCACTATAAATAAAGTAGAAGAACATTTTAAGTTAGATAAATTCACTAAATTAGAGTTACAAAAAATAAATTAAAATTATGAGTAAAAGAATTATTTATGGTAACATATCTCTCAATGTAGAGAAGTTACCCAAACAGTATTTTGTAAAAACAAAAACTGGTACATTTTTAAATATGGATTTAAGAATAAATTTAGATGATCCTAAAATATTTGATAATGGTGGTAGAAACTTTGGATCTTTTTCAAAACCACAAACTGCTGATGAGAGAAAAAATAAAACTCCTAAAGAATGGTTTAATGGTATCTATCTAGATGTAACTAATATAGCTACAGTAGAGGGAGATAAATTTGAGATTGATAAATCTTGGGGATTTGCTAAAAGTAAAGATACTGAAGAGGCCTTGCCATTCTAAGAAAAAGTATAGTTTTTTCATTAGTAGGAGGGTAAAGATGTATATCTTGCCCTCTTTTTTTTTTATATTTATTTATGCAAACAAACCAAAAGAAAATGCAGCAATTAGAGAAGAGCTGCTTTATAAGTACATCAGAAGAATTATCATATCCTCCAGTAGCACTATCATTAGGAGAAAAATTAATTAAATCCAGTAAAGGAGATCAGCTCTTACCTATTCCTATATGTACCTACTCAAATATAACAATGGTACAAGCTCCTCCAAAAAGTAAGAAAACTTTTTTTATATCGTTACTTGCATCAGTATATCTTAGTGGTAAAAATAGATTTGGATCTAAGATAAGAGGGCATAGAAATGGAAGATGTTTAATACATTTTGATACAGAGCAAGGAGCTTGGCATACTCAGAGAGTAGCAAAAAGAATAGTAGATATGAGTGATAAATCTCTAGGATGTTATTATATTTATAGCCTCAGATCTGAATTTCCAAAAACAAGAATAGAATTTATAGAGTATTGTTTAAAGACAAAAGACAATATAGGATTAGTTATAATAGATGGTATAGCTGATCTTTGTATGGATGTCAATTCGTTAGAGGAGGCTAACTATACAGTACAGAAACTTATGGAATGGAGTGCAAAGTATTGCTGCCATATCATAACAGTTATTCATAGTAACTATGGATCTGAAAAAGCAACTGGCCATCTAGGTTCTGCCTTAATGAAAAAGGTAGAAACAGAAATACAACTTGAACAGAATACAGTAAACAAAGAATGGGTTACAGTTAAATGCAAAAGAAGTAGAAACTACTCTTTTGAAACATTTAGCTTTACAGTAAATGAACTTGGGCTACCTTATGTAAATGATCTATATGATCCTTTAGCATAGAGCTTATGAGTAAAAAATATATGGAATTGTTATTCCAAAAAAATAATGATTGGATTGAGATCTGTAAATCCTTTGGTTTAGATGAAGAAACTGCTAAGGATCTTACTCAGGAGATGTATATAAAAATCCAACTTAAAATAGAGAATGACAAATTAGATATATCTTACAATGATGAGATAAACTATTACTATATATTCAAAACTCTTAGAAGTATGTTTATAGATCTGTATAGGAAAAAAAAGAAAGTAACAATAGTAAGAAACCTAACTGAATACAAGAAATCTGATACTTATGTTAATTATGATGATAAGTATAAACAGATACAGGATCAGCTAGATAAAATGTATTGGTATAATAAAAAGGTATTTGAGATAGTAAACTCAGGTACATCAATAGCAGAATTATCTAGAAAATCAGGAATACCTTACTACTCTCTTTATAATACATATAAAAAAGTGGTAGATAAATTAAAACAAATAATATGAAACTTGGAGATCTTACTGAAAAAATAATAAGTGTAATCACA